TTCACTCGTATCTTTATTTGACATTTTTGACTCCTTGTAATATTTATTTATTTATTCTAATTAGATTTTAGAAATTTTATTGAGGAAGTTCTCAAAAATTTCAAACTTTTTAGCATCGAGCTGCTTCGAAAAAGATGCGCTTTCAATATTTTGCACAGTTTGCTCTAACATCTTCTGTGCATTTTTCTTTGCAACTAACAGATCATCTTGCCAAACCCATTCTACGCCTTCCATAATGCCATTCACGAATGCATCTGGAGCAGAAGGATCTGCTACGATATCTGCAGCTGTGGCCAAATAGAAATCGTCTTGAACTTCGTTGATGCCTTCTCTATTTAGCTTCAACGAACCCATGCCTCTGGAAGATACACCGAGCTTTACGCCCTCTCCGATGAGACCTTTGGCGATGTTACCCATTGGAGTATCCATCAACTTAGCACGACCTACAAAGTTGGCGCCCTCTTTCTTCAAAGAAGTGATCATGTGAGATACACGATCGAGGTTAATGGACGGACCGTCAGGATGACCTAACTCGCCAAGAGCTCTGCCTTTCTGAATGTAAGTTTCGTCGTAACGATTAACTTCTTTTTCAAGGGTTTCTACAGGATACATACGACCGTTACGGTTCTTAATGCCTCCTTGTAAGAAGATACCTTCGATGTATACGTTCTTCTTCCCGTCTTCACGAGCTTCTGTGATACATTTCAGATCTTCTACAACTTCTGTGATTAGCTTCATGTTAGTACCTTATCTCAAATATTCTGAAGTGGTGCCTAGTTTCTGCAGCTCAACAATGCAGTAAGCGTTAGATGAACCAACGAAGTTAACTACTAAGTTTGCAGTAGGATTTACATTGAGCGGAATTCCGCAACCTGCATAATCCTTCTGACCAGTAGAATCGTATACTGCTACGAGAGTTGAACCTCTAAGAACTTGGATCGAACCGACGCCGTCAGTACCCCATACAACTTGAGTGATGTATGCACCTGAGATAACTTCGTCACCGGTAGCAATGCATGTAGATGTTCCGGCAACGTTAGTCGTCGTGCTGTTGCCAGAGACAACTACGTTGCCTGAATTCGCAGCAGAGACGTGAAGAACGAACGAGGCATTTTTTCTATTTGAAACTGTTACGGCCATTATTCACCTCTGTGTTGAATAGAGAAGTCCAACATTTGCTCGATGCCTTCTGCTGTATCGCATGCTAGCATGAACTCACGTTGGTTATCTTCGTTGAGTTTTTCAAAGACCGATACCATCGTTCTCTTGTGTGTTTCAGAAATGTCAGCAAGCTTGGCAAGTAGACGCTCTTCTTTGCGAAGTGGTTTGCCACCACGCTCTGCTGAAAGCTTAGCGGCGATCGCCATGACTTGGCGCTTCTTCTGTGACTTGCCTTGGAACTGAGGAGCATCAGACTTTTGGAAATCCTTGACTACGGTTCCCATCGAAGCTTTCTTCATGTCGAGTTTTTCATCGACTTGCTCGGCTTCTTCGTTGGCAATCTTACGAACAGCATTCTTACGATTGTAGTACTTGCGAGCTCCATCAGCACTATTGCTTTTTGCAAACAAACCGCCAAGTTGCTTACCAGCTTTTTGTGCGTATGCATCTTTCTTTTCAGCCGAGATCTCATCGATCTGCTCAGCTTCTTCAGACATCTTCATTTCGCCACTACGGCGCTTCAAAGCCATCGTACGACCAGCTGCACGCTTCTTCAGAGTCTTAGTATCTGATCCGTCCTTTGACCAATCTCCTCCGCCTATCTTCATCTTATCGGCTATCTTCTTGCCTTGTTCGCCAGCCTTATTATAATAAGTGCGTACAGTAGGTTCGCTGAGTTCGTCAATCTGATCGGCTTCTTCTTTAGCCATCACTTTAGCTTTTTCAATACCAGCCATTCTGCCGCCGTATGACTTACGACCTGCAAGATCGCGGCTCGCGGTACGATCCTTACCGCCTTCATTGTCAGCAATTGACTTTGCTTTCATGCGATAACCGCGTAGGGTAGCGTGAGAAAGTTCTTCTAGCTCTTCAGCTTCCTCAGCAACTTTCTTCTTCGAACGTAGAAGTTTGAAGTCATGAGCATCGACCTTGCCATTATGATTGGCATCGATCTTGTGCTGATTGCCTTTCAGCTCTTCGTAAACTTCTTCATCTTCGCCAGGATTGTAACCCTTACGATCTTTCTTGCGATCAGCCATCTTGACCTTCGAGCCTTTAAAAAGCTCGTCGTCATTGCCGTTGCGATCGTCAGTTTTTGCAACTACGTGCTTGTCAATGAACTTCTGCTCGTCAGGATTCTTGACGACCATCGGCCCAAGCTGTCTTTCATTTAAGAAATCTTTAAGCGTCTTCGCCATCGTCGTCTTCTTCCTCTGTGTCTAAATCTAAATCTTCTAGGTCGAGATCTTCTATATCAAATTCTTCGTCTTCGAACTCATCTTCGAACTCTTCGTCGTCGATGTCAAAATCCAAATCATCTTCGAATTCTTCTTCATCGGTATCTTCAGGTTCGTCAGAAGCAAACATTTGTTGAGCATATGTGGTATGCTCGTCTTCTAATCTCGCTACGATCTTCTGACCCATGAGATCATCAAACGCTGTAGCAAAGCGAGTTGGCTGCTGTTCGACAGCTGCTCCAATTAGTTCGTCAATATCCATATAAAATCTCCAAAATTCTTTTACTATTTATAATGTATTTATTTTCCTACCAAATCTGGTACATTTGGAATAGAAGTAGCTTTCGCTTTAGGTTTTCCAGGCGCCAGAGGAGCAGCATCATCCTCGGTAGGCGGCACGCCTGCATCTCCAGGAGGAAGTGGCTGTCCGTCTGGACCCATTTCTGGTGGAGCATATTGAGGATTATCAATTTCATCGGCGATCTGCTTGTCGATCTGTTCCATATCTTCTTCAGTCTGATAAAGAACGTTGCGGCGGATCCATTCGTGTGAGTAGTATTTGCCTGCATAGTCATCGACATCGCGAAGCATCGAGATACGATCGCGAAGGATCTCTGTGTTCTTTAGCTCAGCAAAGTGATTATCTTCTGTGAATTCATATTTAAAGTTGTATTTAAATTCTGACCAATCTTCCGAGGTAATAATACCTTTCAGAATCAGTTGCTTCTCAAGAATCTTATTGAAAACATCAGAGAATCGTGCGCGAAGGCGAGTAATGAATTTAGAAAATTTAACTTCGTCACGAGTCACTTCCGTGGCTCTTCCGAAGTTGAACGCCTGTTCAGGATCAAGACGAGAGATAGGAACGTTCAGAGCTTTATAAAGCTTACGTTGGAAGTAAACGATATCGTCGATCTGTCCGAGGTTTTGTCCACCTGGAAGAGTAGTGATTTCTGTGCCCTTACCGCCTTCACGACGAGGTAGCCAGAAATCTTCGAGCATTGTCATGTGCTTACGGTCGTCGCGAATCTCTCCGGTTCCTGCATCGTACACTACCTTATTCTTAAAGCGAGTCATCACATCACGAAGATATTGCTCAGCTTTCATTTTAGGTAGGTTACCAACGTCGATGTAGAAGATACGACGTTCAGGTGCACGAGAGATACGATAGATGACCAATGAGTCTTCCATCGCCTTTAACTGGTTGAGTGGCTTAATTGCCTTCTGTAGATAACCAAGAACCATGTCACCTTTGACGTTGACAAGGCCAGAAGATACGTTGATAATGGAATCGACTGCTATCTTAATGCCTTGTGTAGTAGGATCTTGATAGTTAGGCTGAGTTGGTACTTTACCGAAACCATTCTCATTGTAGATATAGAACTCTTCGCCCGTCGCAGGAATAATGACGTTCGAATCCTTGGCAGCTTTTCTTTTCTTGTAAGTTTTGACTTTACGAAGCTTGCGAGGATCTACGTAGCGTAGTTCTTGAATGCCTTCGCGAGGAGCCTTCTCGTCAATCATTAAGTGATAGAATATTCTACCATCGACATACCACTTGCGGAAAATTTCATAGGCGTGCTGATTAAACTCGAGCAGCTCGAGCACTTTATCAAACTCATCGAGGATAAGTTTCTTGACTTTGTCTGGTTGCTTTAAGTCGTCAAGATTTAAAGATACGACTTCTTTCTTTGGATCAATAACAACAGCTTCGTTGATAATATCATCGACAGCAAGTTCGATGTCTGGATGCTGAGCCATCTCTCTATACTTCGAGACGAGCTCTGACTCGGTGCGAATGGCACCTTCCATATCAACATACTGGCCATAAGCTCCACCTTCGGCAAGAACAAGAGCTCCATCATCGTCCTGTTTTGGGGCAAATGATGGAAGCTCTTTTTCTTCTTGCTTTCTTTTAATTTCAAAACCAAATAACTCGGCCATGGGTTCTCCAATTTAAATAACGAAAAAGTAAAGGGAATGATTACCCTTTACTTATTAATCACCGCCGGCGTCGCCTGTGACACTGTCTCCAACATTCCAATAGTCGTACTGGAATGTAACTTGGAACAGTTCGATCTGATCGGTTGTAGACCAATCGAGTTCGATTGGGCTGATGTTGCTTGGGAAGATACCGTTGAAATCGTATGAACGAAGCTTCGATCCATCCTTAGCAAACTGAGTAACTGTCGCCTGTGACTTATAACGATTGATTTCTCTTACGTTACGTTGTAGACGATTGATAGCATTCGACCATTCTTCCATGGCGTTACGAATCAGGAAGTCTTCATCGTTGATAATCGTAACTGTCCATTCGGCGAATGTTCTATCACCAGCTAACTTCATTTGACGACCGAAGTAAAATACTGGAATGACACCGAGGTCAGAGCCAGGCAGTTGAGCTGCCTGACACATGAATCGGGTTTTTGCATCTCCAGAACTGTTCGCAGGATTAAAAATATCCACTTGGAACAGGTTTTGTCTTGCACCGCCGTAAGTTAGTTGGCTTCTCATTTCATTGATATTAAAAGCCATTTACTTTCCTCCTAGGTTTATTTTATTTATTAGAACTGGCCAGCGATTTCATTGAACTCGACACCAGATCTTACGGCGACGAAGTTTAGCTGAATGAAGTTGATCGACCTAGCAGGCTTGATGTAGATGTCTCCAACAAATCTATTACTGTCGATTACTTCAGCAGTATTGTTTGTTTCGTCACAAACCACGCGGAAATCAACGATTCCACGACGTCCTTGAACGTCACGTAGGTAAGGTTCTACAAGGTTTCTAAACTGCGATCTTGTGAATTCGTCATTGAATTCGAACAATGTAGAGTTAGAAGCTGTAGCGATCGCTTTTTCAAGAACGATGAACAGACGACGTACGTTGATACGATCGAATGCGCTTGTACGACCTAGAAGAGTTTTGTCTCCATAAAGAACTGTGCCTTGGCCTGGGAATGTCACAACTGGATTGACATCGTTCTTATATAGAAGATCTCTTTCAGATTTGCTTGGGCTGAAAGCAAGCTTTACAAGGTTCTTTACTTGGCCACGGGTGAAACCGGCCGGTGAGAACCAAGGATCTCTTACGCTATCGCTACGTGCAGTAATGCCTGCCATATCACCGTTCAGTGGAATGTAGCGATATACATCTGCATACTTATCGTACTGATACTTGTAACCAGAATCGAGGAATGCATATGAAGTATTACGCAAAGCATTTCTAAAGTCTACGATGTTCTGTGCTTGTTGGTTTTCTACGTTAATACCTACAACATCAGAATATGCAGGAGAAACGAATACTACGCAATCCTTACGAACTTCTGCAATGTTATCGATCAGATAGTTGGCTAGCTGAACGTCGTTAGTTCCGATTGCCTTACCTTGAAGAATAAGAGAAACATCGACTGTGCTTGCATCTGCAAAGAGATCATATGCAGAACCAAGAGCTGCCATCGACACTGTGCTTTCGTTAGCGCCGTCTGTACCACGAACGAACGAACGTGTGTAAGTTGTCGTGTTAGTAGAATTAGCAACGTTTGACAGAGTATTAGAAGCTGCACCATCACGATCGTTTGTAGCCCAAATCCAACGTGAGAAGTCGTTGATTGCAGTCTTATAGTAGTTAGTCGTACCGTCATCTTTCTTGGCATCTGTTGCACGTGAAAGGTTTTGGTAGATTTCAAGAACTTGACCAGGTGTTCCGCTGATCAGACCGTCTTCGTCAACTACAACAACTGAAACTTCGTCAGTAACAGTGCGACCTGCGTTTGTCATCGATGAAGATACACCAGGAGCAGACTCGACAACGTTGAAGTATTCCCATTGACGCTTCAATGAAGTACCGCTGAAGTTAGTTGACTTGTTCCATGTGGTATCGAAACCGATATTGAAGAAGATGTTCGTACCGTCATCGGCTTGTGCGCCTTCTGAAGTGACCTTCATGTTTTGCTTACCGATAGAAGTATTACCAACTTCGATATAATCGCCGACAGTGATCTTATCTTTGAGTGCGGTCACTGCAAGACGAGCTTGTGCAAGAGTAAGACCGAGGTCAGTCGCTGATTGTTTTGTAAAATAAACAACCGAGTTGGCTGCGCCATTCGAGATGGCAACGTTTGCTCCACCAGATGTTAACGAGAGAGTAAAGCCGGTTGTATTCGCTCCAGTAATGAAGTACGAT